CTTCTCGATCCTCGGAGCGTTCGCCCGCGACTACCACGCACACGTCGAACCCATCTTCGATCCCGACTGCGCGTGCTGGACCCAGGACAACTCCGTCGACACCAGTAACCACCCAGGTGGCACAGCGTGTGACCTCCGGTGGCAGAGCCACCCGTTCCAGCGACGTGGCTCGTTCACACGCGCTCAGTTGGCGACCATCCAAGAGCTCCTCGACTTCTACGAAGGCATGGTCTTCTGGGCCGGCATCGACTGGTCTGAAGGCGGCTGGGGCTCTCCGATCGATGAGATGCACTGGCAGATGGGCTATCGCACCTACGACCAGGCCAACAACCGCCCGTTCCAGAAGGTGTTCGACTTCATCGCCCGCAAGATTCGGGCCGACGGCTACTCCACGTTCCGGCGCGGCAACGAGCCGATGCCGAACGATGCGGCACACATCCTTTCTCAGGCAACAGGTCTCAGCCTCCAACGAGCCACCGAGATCCTGCCGGCCATAGGTGGGGCACGAATCAGTCTCGTTCCAGTACACCGAGGAGATCGCCAAGAACGGTCGCTACGCGCCGTACATCGGCCGTACGTGGATCCAGATCACCTGGGACTACAACTACCTCGCCTTCGGCGAGTGGTGCTTCGAGCGCGGACTGGTGCCCTCCACGGACTACTTCGTCAGGAACTGGCAGAGGCTGGCCGACCTCGAGTGGGCCGGACTAGGCGCTGCCTGGTACTGGACTGAGGCCCGCGGTACGCGGATCAACGACGCGGCAGATCGGCGTGACCTAGTCACCGCGACACAGCTCATCAACGGCGGGCAGAACGGCGCTGCGGATCGAAAGACCCGCTACGACCGCGCCCTGGCGCTGGGAGACCAGCTCCTGGCGCTCACTGCCCCGCAGACCGAACAAGACGAATTTGAGGAACTGATCATGAGGGAAGTCGAATCCTTCTCCATCTACGCCACTCCCGGCGAACCCAAGATCCCGCTGTACGTGTTGCTCCAGTCGCTGGACGCACACGGGCCGCATGAGCCCTACGTCGAGGCCCAGGCCCGCAAGGGTGACCGGGACGCGATCTCTCGCGTCGTTCGTACCGCTGCCGGAAAGGGCAAGTACGGCACCGCTTCTGGTCCCGTCAAGCAAGCATCCGACATTCTCGCCGAGCTCGAGGGCTCTGGCGTCCTCGCCAACTACCTGAAGGGCAACTAGCCATGACCAAGATCCGCCAGAACTACTACCTGATCTCCGGTGCGATCGCCGGCCTGCTGCCGGTGCTCGCCTTCCTCAAGGTGCTGTCCTCGGAACAGGCCGTCAACCTCGCCTCGCTGGTGGACAACTTCGGCAGCCTCATCGGTGCCGGCGCAGCCGTCACGGCCGGCGCAATCCTCAACAAGCAGCGCAAGGACGGCGTCGTCGGCGCTCCCGAGGTCTCGCCTGTGGACCAGGTCATCAACAACATCCCGAAGGTCGTGGAAGCCGCCGCTCAGGCGCAGGCCGATCTCGATCGACTGAAGGGCGCTGCGGTCGACGCCATCGGTGCCACCCCGATCGTCGGGCCGCTCGCCAAGGAAGCCATCGACAAGTACCTCACGATCTAACGGAAGGAGGCGGGGTGAGTCTCAACAACCACACCGTGGAGCTTGCCCCGTCTCCCCCGCACATCGTCGGCCCTTCGTGGCAGAAGACGATCGAAGGTAAATGGCACCTACCCGAGAAGACCCTCGGGTGGGGCGTCCTAGCTTGGATGTCGGAGTACGTCAATACCCCTGGCGGGCATGACGATCCGAACCGCCTCCGGTTCCTCATCGAGCTGTCCGAGGCCGGGATCCTGGTCAACGACCTGATGTTCATCCCCACCGACGAGCAGGTACGGCTGGTCCTCTGGTGGTACGCGGTCGACGACAAAGGCCAGTACATCTACCGCGAGGGCGTGATCCGTCGGCTCAAGGGCTGGGGCAAGGATCCGTTCACTGCCGCGCTGTGCCTCGCAGAACTCTGTGGGCCAGTAGCGTTCTCACACTTCAACCCGTTGACCGGTGAGCCGGTCGGCAAGCGCCGCAACGCGCCGTGGATCACGGTGGCGGCGGTCTCCCAGGACCAGACGAAGAACACCTTCTCGCTGTTCCCGGTGATGATCTCCAAGAAGCTCAAGGCCGACTACAGCCTCGACGTGAACCGCTTCATCATCTACTCAGACGGTGGAGCTGGCCGCATCGAGGCCGCTACCTCAAGTCCCGCGTCGATGGAGGGCAACCGCCCAACGTTCGTCGTACAGAACGAGACTCAGTGGTGGGGCCAAGGCCCGGACGGCAAGGTCAACGACGGACACTCGATGGCATCGGTCATCGAAGGCAACATGACCAAAGTCGACGGCGCTCGCACGCTATCGATCTGCAACGCCCACATCCCCGGCACCGAGACGGTCGCCGAAAAGGCGTACATCGAATACCTCGACGTGCAATCCGGTAAGTCAGTCGACACCGGGGCGATGTACGACGCGCTCGAAGCGCCGGCCGACACCCCGATCTCCGAGATCCCTTCCCAGAAGGAAGATCCGATCGGGTACGAGGAGGGCATCCAGAAGCTCCGCGAGGGCCTTCTGATAGCTCGAGGCGACTCCACCTGGCTGCCGATCGAAGACATCATCAAGTCGATCCTGTCGACGAAGAACGTCATCACCGAGTCTCGGCGCAAGTTCCTCAACCAGGTCAACGCATCCGAAGATTCGTGGCTGTCCCCCACCGAGTGGGATCGCTGCTTCGCAGACCCGAAGAAGTACGAGATCAGGGTCGGCGCACCGTTCGCCCCGCTCGACCGAGGCCAGAAGATCACCCTCGGCTTCGACGGCTCGAAGTCCAACGACTGGACAGCCCTAGTCGGCTGTCGTGTCTCGGACGGCTTCCTATTCGTGGTCAAGATCTGGAACCCGCAGAAGTTCCCCCACGGAGAAGTGCCGCGCGAAGACGTAGACGCCACAGTGCATTCCGTCTTCCAGAGGTACGACGTGGTGGCCTTCCGAGCTGATGTGAAGGAGTTCGAGGCATACGTCGACTCCTGGGGTCGGACCTACAAGAAGAAGCTCAAGGTCAACGCCTCCCCCAACAACCCAGTCGCATTCGACATGCGCGGGCAGCAGAAGAGGTTCGCGTTCGACTGCGAGCGCCTGGAGGACGCGGTTCTCGAGGGCGAGGTCTGGCACGACAACGACCCGGTGCTTAAGGCGCACGTCACCAACGCGAAGCGCCATCCGACCAATTACGACGCCATTGCGATCCGCAAGGTCACCAAGGACAGCAGCAAGAAGATCGACGCTGCGGTCTGCGCTGTCCTCGCGTTCGGGGCGAGACAGGACTACCTGATGAGCAAGAAGGCCCGCACGGGCCGAGTGGTGGCCGTCCGATGACGGCACCCCTTCCCGGACAAGAAGAGATCGAAGACCCCGTAGTCGAGCGAGACAAGATGGTGTCGGCTTTCGAGGAGTCACTTCGAGACCTCAAAACGAACACCTCGTACTACGAAGCGGAGCGCAGGCCAGAGGCCATCGGCGTCACGGTCCCGGTGCAGATGCAGAAGCTCCTGGCTCACGTCGGGTACCCGCGGCTCTACGTCGACTCCATCGCCGAACGCCAAGTGCTGGAGGGGTTCCGGCTCGGAGATGCCGACACGGCAGACGAAGAGCTCTGGGAGTGGTGGCAGGCAAACGACCTCGACATCGAGGCTCCGCTTGGATACACCGACGCGTACATCCACGGTCGGTCGTACATCACGCTCTCGATGCCCAACCCCACACTCGACCTCGGGCTGGACCCGACGGTTCCGATCATCCGCGTCGAGCCGCCCACTCGAATGTTCGCCGAGATCGATCCCCGGATCAACAAGGTGTCAAAGGCGATTCGCGTTGCGTACAACACAGCCGGAGACACCATCCAGGCCGCGACGCTCTACACCCTGAACGACACGTTCGGCTGGTTCAAGGACGCCAACGGAGAGTGGCAGGACTGGTTCCAAGTCACCCACGGGCTCCAGGCCGTACCAGTCGTTCCGCTGCCGAACCGCACGCGGCTCTCCGACCTCTACGGCACGTCTGAGATCACCCCCGAGCTTCGGTCGATGACCGACGCTGCTTCTCGAATCCTGATGCTGATGCAGGCAACTGCGGAGCTGATGGGCGTCCCTCAGCGGCTCATCTTCGGCATCAAGCCGGAAGAGATCGGTGTCGACCCCGAGACCGGCCAGACCCTGTTCGACGCGTACCTCGCTCGCATCTTGGCGTTCGAGGACGCCGAGGGCAAGATCCAGCAGTTCTCCGCTGCCGAGCTCGCCAACTTCACCAACGCACTCGATCAGATCGCCAAGCAGGTCGCTGCGTACACGGGACTACCGCCCCAGTACCTGAGCACCGCTGCGGACAACCCAGCCTCTGCTGAGGCCATCAGGGCGGCGGAGAGCCGACTGGTGAAGAAGGTTGAACGCAAGAACCAGATCTTCG